AACAATGCGTCAAGGCAATCTTGACCGTGTTTCGTTGCAAGGAAATCTTGCACAAAATAGCAACTGGGAAATGGAAAAGCAAAATTACGAAAGTAAAATTGTGGAACTCAAATCGCAACTTGCTACAAAAGACGCACAAATCAAAATTCATAAAGATTTTATGATGAGTGTGAAACCAAAAACTAAAAAATAATAATTAAACCAATATTCTATGTCACAAGCAGGAACACCAATCGTTGATGAGGCACAAATTCAACAAACACAAAATGAGATTGAAGCCGTAAAGGTTGAAATTGAAAACGAAGAAATTGCAAAATTGAAAGCTGAAAATGCGTCTTTGAAAGCAAAAGAAGACAAACGCAATGAGGAAGCAACTGCCCTTCTTAAAGCTTCAAACCGTGGAACGCCAATTGCAGGAACTTCAAGAAGAAATGATGTTCAAGCGAAATCTAAAAATCAATTGACTGCTAGGCTTCTTGCTTCTAAATGGACAATGGCAAAAGGTGGTGAGGAAAGTCAAAAAGCACAAGAAGTTTATGATTCCACTGTTGATTATGCAATGAGTGGTAACGATAGTTCTTATACGCTTAACTCCGCAGGTTACATAAGCACAGCACAGGTTGGTGTTGTTCCTATGCCAGTGGGCGTTGCGTCAAATACAGTTGAACCTCTTGACCTTGTTTATAAAATTGACATTAGTGGTGTTGATGTTGCTACAACTGAAAGAGTTGTGAGAACTGTTGCCGAGCTTGATTACGCAAAAAGTGACGCAAGTGTGGTAAGAAACGCTTTTGCAAATAGAGCAATTTCATTTGTTACGGAGTCTGCCAAAGTTAATACAATTGACACAAGTATGGAGCTAGACAGGGACACTATGGACAGAGCTTCGCTTGACAGGAGAGCTAACATAATCGAACAAAATGTTGGACACTTACAAGCAATGTCAAAAGCAAAAAAAAGACAACATTATTTGTATAACACCGATGGCGTTGGAGTTACACCAATGATACCAACACTTAACACTACATTTTTGAGCAACAACAATGTAATTCAAGTGACGGACACCGCAATTGAAGCAACAAACGGATACGACCCATACATTGTATTGCATAACACTGCTTGTTCTGACCCTAAAAAGAAAGGTTTCTTCGTAAGACCTCTTGGCTTCTCTTCTTGGGCAAGTGGGGACTTTGACATTCAAAAGTTGTTCAATAGTATTGACATAGCATATATGCTTTTGAACACTGAAACTATGAACCAAGGGAAGAGACCTACATTGCTTATTGGTAATAAAATGAAGCAATTGTTATCACGCCAAAGAACATTTGAAGGCGATACTGCTAATTCAAATATCTTGATCTTGAAGAAGCAGGTGGTGTGTTGCCAGTAGCAATTCTTGCAGTCTTTGAAAACTATTATGTGGCAAACAATCCTGCCGTAAATGAAAGCTGGATTAAAGACACAGACACTGTTGTTGTTGAGGATATTGAAATATCAAAACACGCTACTCCAATGACTGGCAATAGAACAAAGAAATGTTATCTTGCGGAAAAAAGAGAAGCCCTTATTGGTATGGTTCGTGACTCCACTGCGGCAGTTCTTTTCACATTATCAGCTTAATTTTTTTTTATTTATATGTCAAATACTATATATGGCGTTGCCACAGTTGAAGTTATACTTCCTTCACAAACAGTTACTACAAATGCAGTTACAACAACTGCATTTGATGTTTCAGACTACGCCTCTGGGCAGGTTGAAGTTGTCGTTGTCGTTGAGTCAAACGGCGGTGCTGGTTCTATTGATTACAAAGTTCAATATTCGCCAACGGACGCAATTTCAAGCGGTGCATTGGTTGACCCACAAGACCTTGAAACTGCTTACTACAAAGGCGGTTCAACAGTTCAAGAGGGCTACAAGTTTGACGCATTTTCACTTGTTGGAAAATCTGCTTTGAAAAATATCAACAACAGCGTTTTATTCAGCAAGCCAACATTTGACACAAAAAAAGTGCCAAATGGAAAATTCCAAGTGGTGCTTACACCAACAGGCTTGACTGGCACAAACAAAGTGAGCGTTGTTCTATTGAAACACAATAGACCTTAGTGCTTTGAAGTTATGGGGGCGATAACATCAAACCCATTTTAAAAAAAAATCAATTTATTCAATCTTTTATGTCTTTTATCATAAAAATCCACTCAAAAGCTGAGCTAGAAAAGCGAGGGCTTGGTTCACTAGTGGGCAAAATTTTTCCAAACATTGAGACAATTGAGGACGGCAAATCTGCACTAAGAAATATTCGCCTTGACGGTTCGGCAGAAATTGAAGTTGCAAGTGTTTTTTCGTTGGGCTTACTTCCTAAGAATGCTTATGAAATCATTGACAATGATAAATACAAAATTGTCAACAAAGACGAGCAAATTGCTTCATTGACGGACGAAATTACACAGCACACTTTCAAGAATGATAAACTTTCCGCTGAAAATGTTGAGCTTGTCAAAGAAAATGCCGTTGTTGTGCGTCACAATCAAGACTTGAAAGCACAAATCACAGACCTTGAAAACCAAATTCTTGACCTGCAAAAACAATTGAAGGCAAGTCTTGAAGCAGTGGCAAAGGCTGGTGAGGTAAAAAAAGCACAAGACAAAAAAGCGGAAGCACAACCACAAGACGAAGTAAAACAATAGTTTATGAACTCCTCCTTGATATTCGGCACGAATACGGATTTTTACATTGATGACAATTTACCGATTTCATTGGCGGATATCAAGGCAAGTGCAAAACTTTCCTCAACGGATACAAGTTATGACGCACAAATTCTTAACTGCATAAGAGCGGTTATTGAATATTTTGAGTATTCTACAAAATACTACATCATAAAACAACAAAGGGAAATCTTGCTTGATTATTTCCCACATCAAAGGATTATTGACTTCCAAGATGGGAATGTCAAAAGTATAGTTTCGGTTTCATACAAACCCACGGATTGGACACCAACGGCAGAATTAACGGTGCTTGAACTTAACACTGATTATTATTTCGCAAAAGAAACGGAAGCAAGTTATGGCATAAGCCCTTCTGCAATTCATTTGATAAACACATTTTGCACACACAGTTCGCCGCAAGCCGTTTCAATCAAATTACAAGTGGGAAATTCAAGAACACCAACGGTTGAAAATATTCCTTTTAGCTTGAAAAAAGCTTTGATAGACCACACTACAAGAATGTTTTCGCAGAATGGCGAGGATTGTGAAGAATGCGAAACATCATTAACACCTGCAATAAGAAACATTTATTCAAGGTTCAAACATAGAGCTTACACCAACATTTTACAAGATTGATTATGGCGTGTTGCAAAAAAAGTAGCAAGACTACAATTCCTACAAGCGAGTTCAAACACACAATTGAAATCTTGAAGGAAAATGTTACGGGTTACAATAACAACGATGGTAGTCAAGTTCTTGAAGGCACTACAATTGGCACTTTCCTTTCGTATGTCAAAACAACAAACACAAACACAAAAGATTTTTTTCAAACCGAAGAAAGCGTTGGAATTAACATCGGCAATGTAATTTCCCACAAATTTTATGTCAAGTACACACCAATGATACCTTTGAATTCAGGTGCTTTGATTGTCAAGTTTCAAGGGAACAAATACAGAATAAGTTCCGCCGAAAATGTCAATTACAATAGCACGGAAATTCTACTTAATGCGGTAATTCAAACCTCTGCCTAATGATGAAAATTGACACAAAGGCGTTGCAACAGTTGACAAAAGCTTTAAAGTCAGCCGCAATGAAATCAAAAAAAAGCGAAATGCGACTTTTAGTAAAAGAACTGGGAAGCGAGATTGTGAGCGATGTCAAAACAAAAATGACGGAAAAAAACAAGACTGGTCGCATTTATCGTGTTAGCAGTGGCGTAAATGGAAGGATTTTAAAGAATGTTAGGTTGCACCGTGCTTCCGCAGGAAATGAATACCCAGCCGTTCGCAGTGGTAATTTGCGGAAAAGTATGTATTACAAGGTTCGCAGTTATAACACGGTTGTTATTGGCAACAGTGCAAGATATGCGAAGTATTTGGAAAATGGAACGAGTAAGCTTCAACCAAGGAAATTAGTGAAACGCCCAGTTTATGCAAAATTACAATCATTTAAGACAACGGCAAGGTTGCAAATGTATAGACTGGTTCAAACATCACTTTCAAAAAAATATTAACTTATCACGGAAAAAATGCAAACAAGCTTAATGCAAGCGTTCAAAACCCACTTAGTGAACGAATTACACTTTAATAGCAACCTTTTCTATTCACAAATTGCAATCACATCGGCAACCCTTGATAATGGAAATATCACACTCAACCTTGCAAATGAAGTGGTGCAAATTCAAAACATCGTTGAAGGTGTTTCTTCGGTTTCATTTGAAAACCAGCAAATTGCCGTGGCAGGAATATTCTTGAAAAACTCAATCACGAATATTGAGCTAGTGGGGAATTACTACAAAATCACACTTTCAAAGCCTTCAAGAATTACACGAGACTATAAGACAATTACGCTGGCCGGCTTTTCAGATACGGCGTGGAATGGAAGCTTTGCGTTGTATAACATTTTGGATTGCGATGATTATGATTTTATGATTTCAAAAGTGGGGCTTGAACTTCCGCAGGCTGGGAACTATGGTTATGTCAAAGAAAGTGATAACAACAACATATTTTGTGGAAACAAGGTGGCTAGTATGGTTGGCAGTGCAAATGTTTTGACATATTCAATTACAAATGAAACGATACCGGACGCAGAACTTCCTGAAATTGTGATTGATAACGCTTTCATAAAATATCAATGGAAGGTAACTGTTGGAATTGACGCAGAAAATTATTTGAAAAATTTCTTTACAAGGAATGCAAGCAGTCGCCAACTTCTTTGCACTTTTGGAGGTAGCACTTTCACAAATTACAACGGAGACAGTATTGAGGATAATGTTGATGTGATAAATGGAGGTGGAATTGTTTTTAAGGCAAAGGAGCGTTCACAAATCAAATTTTATGCAATACTTCCCTTCGTCCAAAGTGATTTATCAATTGCCGATAAAATTGCAGTTATGGAGCAAGCGGACGGCTTGAAATATTCATTAATGAAAACAATTTGCAAAAATCTTGAAGTTTCCGTTGTTGATGTCAACGGATTCACAAGGAAAATAACGAATGTAAAACCACTTTCAAGCGAAATGGAGCAAAGTGAGGACGCATATTGCGTTTATTCTTATACTTTCACATATTCCGCAGATGTAAGTGAGGACGCATACTATAACAGACCGCTTACTTTCCCACTTCGCAAGGTTGATATTTCACATATTGACGAGACAAATGGAAACGAATTGAAAAGAACGCAAAATCAATTTTAAAAATTCTTGACATTGCGTTTTTTTTATATTGAAGTTGTGCAATTATATTCTTAATTATGGCGGTTCAATACCCACTGACAACGGTCAACAAATTAGCAGCAGAAACAACCGTAGGCGTTGCAGGTCAAAAGATTTGCTACTACGGGCAAATGCTTTCAGGAACGGCAACAAGTGGTAACTTATATGAAATCACAAGTTTTACAAAAGCAGTTGAACTTTTCGGCGTAGGTTCGCACCTTGCGGGAATACTTGCAAAAGTTTTTGATATTGCGACTTTGGCAGGTTTCCAAGTTGGCAAACCATTTCCTACGATTTACGCAATCGGTATAGAAGACCCTACCAGCGGAACAAAGGCGACATCGACAATCACAAGTTCGGCAGAGATGACAAGCAGTGATACCTTGGTTATTAGCATTGGCGACAAAGTCAAAAATACTTATAAAGTTTCATTTGTGCGTGAAGAGGAAGACATCACAAAAGAGGAGCAAATGGCGGAAATTATGGCAGTGTTGAACGCTGACACTTCTTGCCCAGTTGTTGCAAGTATTACAGGTTCTGAAGGTGCGGAGATTCTTACATTGACACACAAACACAAAGGAAAGGTTGGAAACAACACTTATATTGAAATTGCACAACCTTCCGTTGGTGGTTCTACTTTCACATTAACGGCTTTCAGCGGTGGTGCTGGGGAAGTTGTTGGTTCGCCAACCCCACTTGCAAACATAAGAATGCACAACATCGTTTATCCTGCCTCTTGGGACAGGGACTTGATAACTGCTTTTGCAAAAGCTTCTTGGAATGTTGACGGTAAAATAAAAGACACAATGTTATTTTTTGGAACGATTTCAGCCGTTTCAAGTATAACAACGGCAGTTGCCGATAACCACCAAACCATTTGTCCGTTCTATACGAAATTAATTGACAATAGTAATTTTAAAGGGAGTGTTCACTCAACTTCTGTTGACGCAATTCCAGCAATCTTTGCAACAATATTTTCGTTATGCGTGACAAGTGGTTCAAGTTTGAAGGAATTCGTTGGCAGTGGTTCATTGGTTGGTTCGCCAGAATACAACGCAATCCCAGTTCACAACACGCTTATTCCAAACTCAATATTGCCAGCAGTTTCGCCACTTCTTGACATAACGGACGAAGAAGAAGCTTTGTTGCGTAGATATTGCTACAATACTTTTAGAAACAACCGTGCGGACAATACACTTTTTGTAAGGCAAGTTGTAACAACATACAAAACAACGGCACTTGGTTATGCTGACCTTGCTTTCAAATATATTGAAAATGTGAAAACAACATCGGTGAGTGCTGAATACATTTTTGAAAATATGCAAAAAGAGTTTGCGAAGACAACCGTAACAACGGGCGTTCCGCAAGTTGGAAGTTCGCAAGTTACAAAAGATGGAATTAGTGCGACACTTTTCGGTTTTGTAACTGATTTAGCGGCTATGCCCTACGCACTGATAAGACAAGGTGCATTAGATGATATTTTTGATAGTATTACCGCAAGTGCAAGCCTTGACATTAAAAATGGTGCTTGGTCTTCAAGCGTAATTGGTGCAATAGTAATGCAATTGCGTGAAATTCTTGTGAATTTCTATACTACAATCGATTATACAGAAAACGAAATTTAATTAACAATTTTATGGCAACAAACACAATAAAAATCAAAGAGACGGACTCTTCATACATTGGTAAAGAATTTTTTCCAGTTGAGCCGGGTTCGGTGGAAATTATGGAGACTGGAAAAACAACGGCAACAACATATATGCACGGTGGCGTTTATGCACACAAAGATGATTACTCAAACCATATTGCAACAATTAAATGGAATACAAAGTTTGAAAGCGAAGCCAAAAAAGATTACTTGTATAAATTGTTTATGAATAACACGCAAATTGCCGTTAAAATTGGAGACAAAGTATATACAAACGCAGTCTTGCAATCGTTTCCAAATATCAAATTGCAAGAATTCGTTTCCATTGAATTTAAAGCACCCGCTAAACCCTTTTAAAAGTAATCACAAAAATATATGTCTAACATCAAAATGGAAGTAAAAAAAATCGACTTTTGGACAATTGACCTTATGGAAGAGGTTGAAATGGTGCCTTGTGAGAATAGCCATCCAAATGTAAAAACACTATACATTAAGTCTTGGAGCGTTGCAGAACATAAAAAACGCTTTGGTGCTATTCAACGCCTTGCAGTGCAACTTAGTCGCATTCCTATGCAAAACCATTTAAATATTGTCAAAGATTTGGGAAGTGATGCAAAAACTTTCCTTGCAACATATTCCTCTAATGAAAAAGTGGAGGAAAAGGTTGAAAAGGTTGAAAAAGTTGACCAAATGGAAGAAATAAAAAAGAAGATAGAAGTTATGGAAACTGCGTTTCGTATTTCGGACGCAGAACCACTATTCCAAATGTTCAAAACATTTTTTGCAGAGTCTACGAGCAAAATGGTTTTTGTTCACGAGGCAATGGAAGACGAACACGCAATTTCAATTGACGCACTATTCAATATGATTGAACCAGAGGATTTATATTATTTATTTGCTTCCTTCTATGTCCTTTTTTTGGAACCTTTGCTGACTCCGAGGAAAAGATAAGCGAAGACATTAACGAGCGGATAAAATACCAAATAACGCCTGAGGGCTTGTTTCATATGCAAGCACAAGTTGGAATATATTCCAAAGGTTCTTATACAATAGAGCGTGGAGATAAATTGAGCTTTTTTGAGTTTTTGAATGAAGCTAGTTTTTATGAATATTTGTTGGCGTTGGAATTGGAAGCAAGAGAAAAGAACAATAAATGATGATATGTTATGCAAAATATCGAGGTCGCACTGAAATTGGTTGACAAGTTTTCCGCAGAATTGAAGAAAATGGGCGAAGCAGTGCAGGGTCTTGAAGGTTCAATTCAAAAGCAAGTCAAACAAATGAATTCACACTTTGACCACTTGCAATCATCAATATCAAAAACCGCACAAAGCACACAAAAACATTTTCAAGGAATGCAAAGCGGAATGTCAGCAATGTCGGCAAACTTTGTAAAGAACGCACTTGCAATGGGTGCTGGTATTTTTGCAATTGACAAAGCGGCGGAAGCTTTGATGTCTTTTGATGATGCAAGGGCAAGGGTTGTGGGCTTGGCAGGGTTGAAAGGTAAAGATGTGCAAAAATTGACAGACAGTGCCTTAAAAATTGGTGGTAGCACGGAGTTTAGTGCAACCGATGTTATGAGTGCTTATGCAGTCAATGCAAGAATGATAAAAGATGTAAAAACCCTACAAGAAGTTACCGCAGTTCAAACAAACTTGGCAACGCTTGGACAAACGAGTATTACGGATATTGCACAAAACTCATCAACATTGGTAACTATACTTGGTCTAAATGGAGAGGAGATGATTAAATTTGGCGACTCCGTTGCTTATATGATGACAAGAAATAATAAGTCAATTGTAGCAAATTTAGAAGCGTTGACAGAAGCCGCACCTTTATTAAAACAGTTTGGAAATGATTTCAATGATGCCGTTGCATTAGTAGGAAT